AGACGAGGAACATCTTCAGAAATTTGTTCTACAGATTCTACTGCAAAGTTTGTGTATCTACGATAAACACTTTTAAAAAAAGTAATTTGTGGTTTTCCTGTAAGATAAACATCTTGGGCTCCATAAGCTACTAATTGTAACAAATCACCACCCATTAAGTAATATTATTATTATTAATACTTATTATTTTATTATTATTATTTTTTAAACAATTTAATCTCTAATACATTTATTGTAGATTAAATTCTTTTAACCAGAGCAATATGACTAACCTAAATGTCCTTTAACCTCTCTCTTGGGAACACCTTGAATTTTTACATATAGGTTACTTAATTTTAATAACAGTAGTAATTATTATTACTATTTTAATTGGAAGATTAAGCTTCTTAATTGGAATAAGCAAGACCTCCCATACCAGACATAATACGAAGAACATTGTAGTTAACAGCATAGATATCTAGAGAATTTAGATTACTTGCAGAAGTTCCTCCAAATTTCATTTGAGCGTTATCGATACGGGAAAAGTTGCAAGTACCGCTTGGTTGATGTTCTTCAGGTCGAAGAGCAAATGAGTATACACCAATGGCATCACGGAATGATTGAGAACCATATCCAGTATGTGAATCCCAGATTTGATTACGAGTGAAGTAGGTAATGTGACGATCAGTGAAACGATCAGTTCCGTTAAGAACAAGACGCATTGTAAGATCAGTTCGAGATGTTTCAAGATCATTAACAACTCCTTGAGCGTCAGTAGATTGATCTGATACAATTTGGCTAGGTGTAGCACCACCAGTAAGAACTGTATCACCACTAAATGAACCATCTTTAACTGAAACGGGGGTACCAGTAAAGATAAGTTCTTTAACGGGATGGTTAAAGTTTAGACGAATTGTGCTTTGAGTTTCACCAGATTGTACTTGTAATTGATCGATGAGGTATTCATGTGCGTTTTGAGCGAATTGACGACGTTCAGTGGTATCTAGGTAAATATAGTCAGCGTAAATTTGAATACTTGAATAATTTACAGTAGGTACTCCTGTATTAGCTAAAAATAGTTGATCTAGGTTAGCATAATTAATGTTAAATTTAACTTCATGGTATTGTAGTGCGATCAATGGAATAGCCAACCCAGGGTTACGGCAGAACCAAAAGGCCATAGGAACATAAGCACGTTTGGGAGCTCTAGCTAGACCACTTTTATCTAAGTCTCCTGTAGGTAAATAATATCCAAGATGGGTATAAGACATACGTTGATATAGAGTAGGAGCAACAAAGTCATGCCAAACAGCACTATCACCTGTTTCAGGTTCATTGGCACCTGAATCTCCTCCCCAAGTGTAGGTAGGTTCTGCTCCACCCCAATGAAGTCGTCCTTTAGAACCAGTGGGGTTTACTTCAGTAAGTTCACGCCAAATAGTAAGCCATTTTCCGTAGTGTTTATCAATGAGTTGACCTCCAATTTCAAGTTCAAGTTGGTTAAAGAGAGCATGTCCCAAATCAGCAGCTACATATCCAGTAGTTCCTTTAGGTAGTAAATTGCTAGGATCATATTCAACCCATAGATTTTTGAGTAAATCTCCATTACGTGAGACAGTTACAGTTACACGGCCTCCAGGAATGGAGTTACCATTGATGGTTTGTTGAATAGATTCAACAGCGAAGTTGGTGTGGCGACGGTAAATAGCCTTGAAAAAAGTAATTTGTGGTTGACCGGTAAGATAAATATCTTGAGCTCCGTAAGCGACAAGTTGCATAAGACCTCCCCCCATTTTTGTTTGTTTTTATAATTTATATTAAATATTTTATTTTATAAATAAATTCCGAAAAATAATTAAATTTAATTAGAATACGCAAGTCCTCCCATTCCCCCTAATACTCTAAAAATATTGTAACTTGGTGCAATAATAAGATAATTTGGTATAAATGAATAATTTTCTTCAGGAATGGAATCTTGATTTCCTGGAATTACATTTTTATTTCTAAAATTAACTACCATATGGGCGTTATCTATTCTTGTAAAATTACAAGTACCTGAAGGTTGATGTTCTTCAGGTCTTAGTGCAAATGAATAAGAATATATATAATTACTAGGTATTCTCGTATGATGTTGATAAGGTTGTACTAATCGAAAGTATTCACCTGGTCTTTCTCTAAAACGATCATGGCCGTTAATAAGTAATTTTAAATTATATACAGGTGCAAATTGAGCGGGTGTTCCATTTGGAATTTTATTGTTCCCTAAAGAAAAATCATTTTGAGGAGCATTTGAATTATTTCTACCAAAAATAAATATTAATTCCTTTGTTGGATGATTTAAATTTAATCGAAGTATATTTTCAGAAACAATACTTTGCATATTACCTGCTTGGCTTTGTGTTTGTTCTATAAGATATTCATGTGCGTTTTGTGTAAATTTTCTACGTTCAGTAGAATCAAGAAAGTAGTATTCCGCATATACCTTAAATGAAATTAATCTTGGAGGTTCTAAAGGATTTTTTAAAAATACTTTAGAATAAGTATCACCATTAGTTGCAAAAAGAAGATTATCATACTTTTCTATATTTATTTCTAATTTAATTTCATGATACTGAAGCGCTATCAATGGAATTGCTAGACCAGGATTTTTACAAAACCAAAACTGCAGTGGAATAAATAATCTATTACCTGGACTCTGAGTAATATCATATGGAGTATATACACCTGTAGAGTAGTCCTTTCCTATCATTTTTCCAAATCCTTCAAGCTGCGATCCATTAAGAGTAAGTTCAGACCAAATATCTAACCAAATTCCATATAGTTCATCTATTTTTTGCCCCCCTATAAAAATAGCAGTTCTACTAATAAGATAATTACCTACTCCTTGCATCCATCCAAATGTACTATACTGCCCCTCCCCAGGATCAAAAAGAGCAGCATTAGGTAATTGAGCTTCTATAGTAACATTACCAATAAGATCTCCATTTCTAGCTAATACTAATACTACTGTATCTCCAAAATCAGTAACACCATCATATGCCTGTGGTATAGATTCTATAGCAAAATGAGTATGTCTTTTATATATAGCTTTAAAAAAAGTCACCTGTGGTTGACTTGTAAGATAAATATCCTGAGATCCATATGCTACTAATTGTATTAATCCACCACCCATCAAGTACTTAGTATTATTATTAATAGTACATTATTATTTTTTTAAATTAACTTTTGTGAGTTCAAAGGTATTTTTAGTATTTCCTTTTTTAATGACCCATCCCTGTGATAATAATTTATATAAATAAAGTGCTCTTAAAATAATTAAATAACTTATATTATCTAGTACCTTTACCATATTCCTATTAGTACTATTAGGAAATACTAGTAGTATTAATAGTATTATTATTATTTTTAATAAAAATATTGTACGTAAAGTAAGTAAAAATGTTAAAAATAGGAATTGTCCTAAATTATAAAAATGCTGAAAAAAAAAAAGATGAATTAATTCCATTAAAAAAAGGGATAGATCTTGATAATAAGTACACTATAAATCGTAAGGGGAGAAAATATGTTCCAGCTGATGTAGGACTAGGTTTATATATACTTGAAAATTATAATAATATAGTAATTGATTTAATAAGACCTAATGAAATTAGTATGAGTAGATTTAAACAAAATGATATAGTTTTTATTATTATTTATGATCTTGTAGAAGCATTTCATTTAAGTTCACCTCAAGAATTTAAAAAATATAAAAGAATTTTAAAATCTTCAGATAACATTTATCCACCGTATGAATATCAAAAATTTATAAATAACAAAGTCACTTATTATAAATACTTAGAATCTAAAAATATCCCAGTAGCACCTACATATGGAATTACAAAAGAAAAATGGTATTCTCGTAACCCTACTCAATATGTAAATAATCTCATTTTAAAATTTATAAGAAATAAATGGGAATCAATAATAGCAAAACCAGTATACGGACAAGAATCGATAGATTTTGCAAAATTTATGAATATCCGAAATAATACCCCATTAAAATTAAAAAATTATATTGGTAGAGTATTACCTAAATATAAAGGTATCGTTATACAAGAATTTATTAAAGGTTTTGATAAAAAAAATCCCGAGTTTAGAATGTACTATCTAAATGGAATATATAGATACTGCATAATAACTGTAAATGGAGACGTTAAATGTCCTATTCAAGAAGGTGGTAAATATAAAATAAATGATGATAAATGGGAATACCTTAAAAAATTTTCATTGAGTGTAGTTAATTCACTACCTAAAATAAATAATTTATCAATAAAAGTACCTATACTCTTAAGAATAGATATAGGATCTGGTCTTGAAGGTGTACCATTTAGTTATTTTATAAATGAAATAGAATTTGTACCTAGTCTTTATATAGAAGATCAAAAATATCCTGTATTAAAAGATCTTTCAGAAGGACTTGTAAAAGTAGCTACAGAATACTCACAAAGAAATTAAAGAATATATAATTTTTTAAATTGAATTATTTTAGTTCTACAGTAGTAACAAGAATCATTTATTTGATCTTTACATTTTTCACATAGTGTATGTCCGCATGGATCTATAAAGTATTTTATCTGTTTTTCTAGACATATACTACAAATACATGGATGTTGAATACTTAAATAAGAATTTATAGATTCCTTTAGAATAAACATTTCATTATTAAGAGAATCTACTTCTTTTTTTAGAGGATCTATTGTTATCAACTTAGAATATTCTTTTAATTTATCAGACAATAATGAAGTAATACTACTATCTTCATTTATTTCTCTTTTTGTTTCAAAAACATTAAGGTAATTAATAAGATCCATAAATTTTGAAGTAAGAAGATCTAATTCTAATTTATTATCATAATATTCTTTTTCTTTAATAACTCTACGGTTATATAAATCATATATTTCACTTTTAAATTTTAAAATAAGTTCATTAAGTTTATTAGTTTCATGTTTTTCTTTTACTCCTTTAATAAAGGAGTCAGTACAATCTTCTCCTTTTAAATCAAAAATACTTGTTCTTATTTGATTATAAAAATAATCAATTGAATTTTCAGGGTCATAAAATAATGAATAATTTATATTTCCACCAAAAGGATCAACTGATTCCATTACTCATTACTAATTATTAAACTTATTAATTTTAAACTCAAAATTTTTTTTACCAGATTTTGATTTTATTGATTCAACTGGTTGTTTACCCTTAATAATTTCAATTTCTTCATTATTAAAAGTAATTGAATTAATACTATTATCAAAAGCTTCTATTGAAACAGGACAATATTCTTTAACAATTTCTTTTATTTTATCTGAATAAACCCTAATTTCTTCTTGTGCGTGAGAATCACTTCTTAATTTAATAAAACGTAATAAATTATGAAGATCTATTTTCCAATAAAATTCTGTGTATGTACTTAGTGGAAGTATAGTTCGAGCAAGTTCTCTAGAAACTCCTAAATTTATTGAATGTCTATATAATCGATATGACGATTCAATATGTTTATTCCAATTAATTATTAAATTATTACTAACTGCTTCTTGAAGAAATAAGTGTGATCCTTGATGATTAATTAAACATTGTTTACGAAGTTTATCAGGAGTCCAAAATGATTCTTCTATTATTGAATATCTACCTGATATTTCATTATAAGTACTTGCACGATGACGTTGCCATTGTCTCACTACAAAAATAGGTGCTCTTATATGAAACTTAAATGTAACCATTTCAAATGGTGTTGTATGTTCGTTTGAATAAAGATAATTAATAAGTGAACGATCATCACTTACCTTCTTGGTACCTGCTGAGTAACTTACTCTAGCAGCTTCAGCTACTGCATAGTCACATTTTATATTATCTATAAATTCTTGAGGAATAACTCTTGGTGAAACATCTACAAGTTTTATAAAACCGCTAGTATTTACTACTCTCGAAATAAGTGGTAATACTTTCATTTTTATTAATTATTCATTAGCAGTAGTCCTTAAATCCTTTTTACAATAAGGACAATATACACTTAATGAAAACCATTTATTCACACAATCACTACATATATCAGTTTTACAACATTCAAGTGTATTAATAATATCTTTTGTTTCATAACAATTAATACATTCAGTAATTATTTCTTTAGTAGGAATTTTTTTTATTAATTCTGGATCTAGTGATACCACCACAGGATCCCAAAAATCTTCTGGAATGTTACCATCATTATGATAACCTTCTTCATTAATTATAAAAACACCGTTAAATAAATCATTAAGTAATAATATTTCAAGAAGAAATCTTGATTCCATCTTTAATGATACTACTTAATTTTTCTTTAAATTTTTTAGTAAATACATTATTTTTTGAATCATTGCCAAAATAATTATTGAAGTATTTATATAGTATTTCTAAAGTATTAACATCATTTTTAAAAAAAGATAATATACCTTTAAGATACTCATTTTCTTGAGTACTTAGTACTTTTTTTTTAACTAATGAATGATTTAAAAAATTTTTAAAATGTTGAACTTCCGTCATATTTAGTTTTAATTTATCAAGAAGTTTTTTATTATTAAGATATATATTATGTCTATTATTTATATAAGGTGTACGTAATGGAATTTTAACAATATGATCGCACCTTGAATAATATCCGGGAAAAACTAGAGATTCTAAACAATGAAATTCTTCTGAAAAATAAAGACTTGATGTATATAGTCGATTTAATATATATTCTCCATTTGAAATATGATCTGCTGATTCAGCTATTCTTTCAATTGAATTATTATAGTCAAGATAATTTTCATGAACTAAATTAGCAAGTGCATAACCATCAGTAGAATATGATTTATAAATATAATTAATATCTAATGGTTCTATATTATTAAATAATTGTTGAATAAAAGTAAAATTATCGATATCAGAGTCTTTAAAAAAAGAAATAATACTATTATTATTATTATTATTATTTGATGAAGAACCTTTTAAAAATTCAAGTGTATTAAGTAAATAATGTTTATCACTTTTTGTTTTTGATAATATTCCAGATAATTGTTCTGTACTCAGTATTATTTTTAATTCATTCTTAGAATTATAGTCTTTAATAATATCCTGTATCCATGATTTAATAGTTCCAAGTGAAATTTCATTAATATAATGTATATCATGAATACTTTTTAATTCACTTAATTTACTACCTCTAGAATCTGCACTAATAATAACAATAGGTGGTATTCTCTTATTTGTTATTCTAGATTTATATAAATTATTAATATAACTTATTGTTATTACATCTAATTGAGAATTTTTATAGTCATCTATAAGTATCAATTTAGACTGATTATACTGATTATACTCATTATTAAAATTACTTTTTTGAGAATTATTAGAATAATTTATTATATTATCTAACTCTGAATCAATATCTATTTTTTCATTATTTGCATTTATATCAAATAATTTTATTTTATTTGTTAATGCATACAATTTTACTAAACTTGTTTTACCACAACCAACTTCTCCTATAATAATTAAAAAAGGATTCGATA